TTGATGCCGCTCTTGGAATTCAGTTTTTGCAGTCGGCATAGCGTTTCACTCCGAACAGAGAGACCGACAAAAGCGCCGCGTTCGCGGGCGTCCCGAGCACGTTCAAGATGTTCAACAGAAACACTCCCCCAGGGGGGCATTCAATCTCCGGTTCGATAGGGACGATAGAAACCGCAAATGCGCCCGTAACAAACGACAGCAGCACCCCGCCGAGATAGCCCTGATTCAATCTCACGGGATCTCGTGAAAGAAACTTTCCCCCAGGCTCCCGAAACTGATACCCAAAGCTGAAAGTCGGATCGTCCACAATGATTTTGAGGCCGCGAAGCAGGAAAATGGCGTCAGGCTCCAACTGCAAAACAATATCCCGAAGCTCCACGTTTCCAGCCACCAGGCCAAACGCCGGGGTATTGATCGAGTTGTACGTGTGGACAAAATCTTCGTCATGAAAGCCGGGAGGAGCCGGAGCGAAAGCATACTGAGGCCGGAACATCCCAGTACGGCTATCCTCCGGGATCACGTTTCTGGAGTAGCCCGCTTGCCACTGGAACGGCATCGCAGATTGAACCTCCGCGGCCGTCAGGGGCGCGCCCGCGCCAGACGGCTTGCCTGGAGCGACCGCGTTGGCTTGCGGGTTAGCGAGAGCCTGAAGAATCTGTATCCCCGCGGGTTGAGGGACCGGGAGCGGACCTTGGGCGTAGTTGTCACCGGGAAACAGATCCCCGAGGCCCTTCATGCAGGCCGCCTTTTCACGCCGTTGGCGAAAACCTGAATGTTCACGTTACCCGTGCCGGCGAAGTCCACAAGCTCAAAGTCCACGATGATGGACTCCCCACTCCTGATGATCCAGTCTTTCGGCAGCGGTACGCCGTTGAGGATGTTCGTCAGGATGTAATCGTCCGTCAGGGCATAGCCTGAGGAGCCCCGGACGTTTGCCATGCAGACGCCAGAGGCTCTGGCGTCGGGGAAGACCTTGAACCAGAGGTTCCGAACCTCAAACTCGATGCCGTTCTCGATTTGCAGGATCGCCGTCTGGCGCTTTTCCGTCAGAGCGCCCACGTCAATGGGGTACACCTTCGAGGCGTAGACCCAGGGCGGCGAGTCCACGAAGCCCACCGGAGTACTTGGACCCTCCCCGAGCGCCCAGCACGGCGCCATGATGTTCTGATTTGCTCCCCGGACGAAACGAGGCAGCGAAGACTCCAGTTTGGGAGTCGGATTCGTACCCCTGATGTGGTAGTAATACGCCCCTTCGAGCAGCAGCGGGACGGCTTGAGCTTGCGCCGGCGTCGAGTCGGAAAACGTAGCCGTAATCTTCGTACCAGGGGGGCACTGCTTCTCATGCGTCAGAGGGAAGCGATAGGAGCCGAAGCCCGCCAGCGCGCGGATATCCGCCAGGGAGTGAAGCAGGAAGCGCCCATCGGGGAATTGGAATTGCAGGTCAATTCCCACCGGAAATGTGATATAGGACGAAATCGCTCTGAGCATCCAAGTCGTATCGCCCGTGATCGTCACAGGGGAAACTTGAAGCCGGGAGCCGGGAGGCGAGGGAAAGACACACCAGCACTTGAACCCCTTGCTCAGAGCGACGACGCGAGTACCGGGAGGCGAAATCGGCCGGCCGCATTTCGAAAGAACAATGTCGGCTTGTCGAAGCAGTTCCGAGGTCATGGCTTTGCCGCCCTGGTATCCAAAAAACGGTCTAGGCGATCACGCATCCGTGACATCTCAGAGCCGATATCTTCTAATTTGGCCGTGATCGTGGTCAACTGTTTCGAGTCTCCCAAGAGGATCTGAACATTCTTTTCAAGGTTGAGCAAACGATCCTCATTTTGCGCCCACTCCCGCTCTTGTTTCTTGACAACGCGAGTCGCGGCAATAATCAGCGAACACAACGTCGCCGCAGATAGCGATATAGATAACCATGCTTGAAAGATAGGCATTCAAGGCTTGCCCCCACTCCCCACCAGCAGCCCAGCGGCCACCGCCAGGACCAAGGAAAGCCATAGATGCTCCTGAATCCAGCCGGAGACGCCCGAGGCCCCGCCGCAGCACGCGGATTGAGACAGGAGCGCATCGCCCCACGGAGGCTCTATGTTTTTCGACTGGTACATTTTGGCTCCCCCCAACTGTAAACCTATGAGCGGGACGCCGGCAAGCCCTCCCCCCGGAAGTCCTACCGACGCCCGCCCATAGTCAAGCCCATGGAGCCGTCAGAGTCCTACAGGACCGGACGGTCAACCAGGCCGAACAGGTACGCGCGAAGCACCGCCCCGACGCCAGGAGTCGGAGTGGCGTTCGCCGGCGCCAACGTCGCCGCCGCACGCGCGCCGGCCGCCACCGGGCCGGAGGTCGGCGGAAAGAACAGCGTGAAGCTCCACATGACCTGGGGAGCCAGGTACTTCCCGTACCTGCCGAACCGCTTGGTATCGTTCGGGGACGGGACGCCGATGGTCCAGCCGCTTTCGGTCGTTTGCGTCGTGAAGCCCGTCAAGCCGATGCCCGAGGGATAGGCATCGAATTTGCCGTCCCACTGGACTTTGCCCAGGATGGCGAACTCGAAGTACCCGTACTGGATCAGCGTGTCCACGTCCTGTTTGATGGTGTTCGGCGCGATGTACAGGCCGATGGAGCCGATCACGATATCGTACGGAATCGGCAAGCCCTGAAGCGCCGGCGCCGGAATGTTCGTTTCGACTTTGCTCAACATGGGAGCCGGCCCCGTGATGGTCAGCAAGGGGTAAGGGTCCTGCTGCGAAAGCGCCGCGTTGAACAGGTTGTACTGCGATTGAAGCGCGATGCCGGGATCGAGCTGAAGCTCGTAGTAGTAATTCCCCGTCACGCGATCCGTTACGCCTTGAAGAAGGGCGTTCATATCCACGGTTCCCGAAGGACTCACCGGAACATTGGTCCCACGAACCATTTGGGGCATTGCACCGTTCATTGTTTTCCTCTGATCTAGGCGTCAAAACGCCAGGTCTAAAATCGTTTCAGGTTTGGGGCGCCCTTCCGAGCGCCCCGCCCGCGGCCTCAGTTAGAGGCCGCTAATTCCAGTCGGCCGCGTTGATGAGGTCGCCCATTCCCTGAGAATGAGTCACCACCGGCAGAGCCGGAGCCGAGCCCCAACCAACCGGGGGAATGGTCAAAGACTGCGGCGGATAGCCGGGGTTGACCCGTTGCGGCGCCGCGACGTTCCAGCCAAGGATGTAATCCCCGAGGCCGGCGTTAGCCATGAAAGACCCGTACGGTGTCTGATCCGTCATGAACCGAACCAGAATCTGAGCGATGCCGCCCGCGATAACCATTTGGCTAATGCTCTTGTCGCGGAAGACCAAGTGAGCCAACCACCCGAGGCCCGCCGTCGCTACGGCGTTGCCGGCGTAGCCCGTGGCGCCCGTGTTTTTCGCGCCGAGAATCAACTGGGTTGCCGCCTTCGAGCCGACCGCCCCGCCGACTACGGCCGCGCCGGAGACCACGTAACCCATGATCTTACCGGACGGATTGCTCCGGCGAACGACGCGCCGCCTGAACGGATTCGCTACCGCCCGACGCCAACGCCTTACCGTGGTATTGCGCTTGCGGCTTCCAGCGCGATGCTGGGAGCTTCGTTTCCTGCTCTTTGCCATGCTGCTTCTCCTTTTTGTCGCTGGATTCCCAAACGCATAAACTATCTCGCCGAAATTCCGGCGCCGCGGCGTGCGCTGGGTATGTCGCCGCGATCTTGTGGCAGTCGGCCTCTTGCGCCGCGCCGAAAGCGACCGCTTTGCAGCGGAACGCTGAGCTTTACTGCCGAAATGCAATTTCTGTTTGAGACTCAGCCGTCGAGCCATGTTTTTCCTTTGCCCGACATGAGCCGGGTTCGCTATCTTAGTTATTCGCTTCGACAATGCCATGGGCTACCTCTTGGCCGAATGCGGCCGCCAGATAAAGCATTTGGCGACCACGGACGTTCCAGGGCTGGCGCCTTTCAAGTCCGACACGACTACCGAGCCCCCGAATGCGGGCGCCAGGCGAATACCTTTGCCACCACGGAGGTTGTAGGAGACGCCCCGCCCGATCCGACGAATGCGGCCTTTTGCAGTGTGATGTAAGTTGTATCCACGCTCATGGCCCAAGCAAAGGGAGTCGCCGTGCCGGGAAGCAGAGCCGGCGTCACTAAAAATTCATCGGGCGCGATTCCAAACCCATGCGCGAACGTGGTTGACGTGTCCGCGTCCTCAGCCGTGATTTTCCAAGACTTGTAGTTGTGCGAACTCCAGGCAGGGGTTGCGACGATCACACCCACGATGCCGAGCGAAAGAAAGGTGGTCAGGACAGCAGCCGCGGAAACGCCGTGATGAATCACGAGGAACCCGGCCGCCAAAGCGACGAGCAGAGCGAAAAGCACGTTATACAGACGTTTCATACTGCAATCTCCTGATTTTGATTTGGTTCAGAAATCGAAACTATCCGGCCCCTCGCGGCGTCTTTCGCACGCGGGACAGGGTTTAACTTCAAGTGCTCAACAAAAGCCAAAGGGTGAATAAAGATCCGGTAGCCCGCTTGTTTCGCGCGTTCGCACCAAGAAACATCGTCGGACATGAAACCGCCCTCGCCATCCGTAAGAATCGGAGTGAACCCTTGCGGCCCCAACTTTTCAAGTACCGAACCTTTCATCAGCAGCAGTCCGAAGCCGATGTACGCAATGTCTTCGAGCAGTTCACCCTTTTCAGCCGCCCGCAAGACTTCCGCTTCCGTCAACTGCTTCGAGCAGTCCATCTCACACCCGGCAGCGATGTAGGTTTGCTCGCTGTCGGGACCGGAGTAGCGATACCACGCCCCAATAATGTCGATAGACGGCATCTCGGGTCGCTTTTCCGAGTCTTGCATCTGCGTCACGAGCTGCCGGAACGAGTCGAGCGACGGAGGATTGTCCGAATCAATCCATAGGACGTAATCCGGCGTGCCTTGAGCCAAGCACGCTTGAGCAGCTATGGCCCGCACCCGATAGATGTTGTTCGACGTCCCACCGATCCGGTAAAGAGAAAACCGTCCGAGCAGGTATGCAAAAAGCTTTTCCCACTCGCAAAGCCATTCGGGCTCAAAGGGCCTTCCAGGGGTAATGACGCAGATGCTTTTCTGGCCCGAGCGTTCTTTCTGACGACGTTTCAGGACTGTTTCTTTCACCGCCCACGCTTCATTTCGATTGGTATGCTGGTACACCGGATCGCCCGTGCTTTGAGGGTGAATTCCTTTTATCAAAGGGTGTCGATGCTCGAACTTCAGCCGCTTCGCGTCGAGCACAACCCCGTCTTTATAAGCTTGCTCCGTGAAGTCGTCATCGCAGCCCACAGATAGAAAATCGGGGTATAACAATTCGCCCCGACATCCGCGATCCCGTTCGTAGTACGCACGGGTCAGAATCGGATGCGTCATCAAATCCGGCCACGGATCTTGCGCGTCAACATGAACGGCGTACGCCCCTTCCAGGTCTGGTATGACGCTCAGGAGCGACGTGTCCCAGCCCTTTGGAGGAAAAAAGTCATCAGCCACAACGACCAAAATCGTACCTGTCGCGATTTTCGCCGCCGCGTTGCAGGCGTCCACAAAGCAGGGCCGCTGAAGGTTTAGCACTACGCGCACATTTTTGAAAAACCGCTTTGCGTCGAACGGCCCCGGCGAGTCCACAGCCAGAATGTACTCTACCGAGTCGGGATGGTCGCAGGCTTTCATCCAGGCGTCATGGGTTGCTTCCCACTGTTCGGGACGCGCGGAGATATGCAACAAGGAAAACATGGGCTTCATGACACCGCCCCCGCGACCGCAACGGCCCCGCCCACAATCGCAAAGCGCATCGGAGCATTACCGTTCGAGTTGACAATTTGCTCCATGACTTTCAGAAATGTGACCGACGATGAACTCGCAGCAAACAACTCCCGAGAGCCGGCAGTGTCCACGGCATAGGCGTTGAACCCATCCGTTCCTACTTCGAGAATGAACGTCTTGGGAGACGTGAGGGACCGAGCCGGGAAGCTCATGCGCTAAGGCCCTCCGGCTGAACAACGGAACTTTCACGAGGGTCGAACGCCTTGATGACGATGCCGCCCTCCGCAGTCGCCGCGTCAGCCATACGCTTGGCAACCCGTTCAAGGCGAGTTGCCATGCGTTCAGAAAACGGTATCGGAGGTTGAACAAAGACGTTTACCACTACAGCGTTGCCCGTCCCATCGGCTTGGAGCTTAAAAGTGATCGTCCTTTCGCTCATTTGTCGATGCCCTCCGCTCTGATTTCATACGTCCCGCCGCTAAACTCCAACGCTTTATCGCGCACCCGGTAGATTAGGTCCGGTCCATAGCCTACTTTTTTGTGGCGCCCGTTCGATGACGTAGTGCCCGCTTTGTGGAAGTAGATGGCCGTCCCGCCTTCCGAGCCGAGATGCGTTTTCGTGGTGAAGTACTGGATCTCCGTCACTTGCCCCAGCGTTTCAATTTCATGCGGAGGCTTGATGCCGTAATCTCCGAGGTCCACCTTTTGGTCCCCGCCCCGGATGAATAGCTGATCCTTGGTTTCGCTCGAACACAGTCGCGCGCCCTTGAACCCGCTGATGCGATGCTCATAGCCGTCGATGCCGTTGACCACCAGCAGTTCCAGTTTTCCCAGTTCCGCCAGGTGCTCATGGGTATGCACCCGATCCCGAACCTCAAGGACTGAAGTTGAAGGCGTGCCGTGAAACTCTTCGTAAACCTCAGCCGCGGCAGAGGCCGGATTCCGCTTGCGCTTCGGAACCGCCCGAGCTTGCCCGTGAACCGCGAGAGCCGCGGCGTTGCGCTTGCCGCGAGGATTCGGACGATCCAACTGCTTCAGTTCCGCCACCCGTTGACGGGCGGCATGTATCGCCGCTAAATCATCGCCTCTTTGCCGGAGTTTCCCGGTTTGCGGCCCCCGGTAGTCTGCCAGAGGTCCAATTTCCGTCACGAAAACACCGTCCCGAAAAATGCTCGCCCAGGAGCCTTGAGGCATACGCCGCGTAACTTTGACCGAGAAACGAGCCGCGGCGTTGCGCTTCGCGCCGCGCAACTCAGACGCCGCGAGAGGACCGCGAAACAGCCGCGCCGTATAAGCCTTTTGCGCCTCTACTTGCCTCAGTTCTTCCGGCGTCGTTGCGCGTTTCCGCGCGCGCGGAACCTTGTAGCCGGGATTCATCGCCATGAACTCACGCAGGCTTCCGCCTTTGGCGTAGTGCGCTTTCAACTTCCGGTCCAGTTGAGCATCGCTGAACTTCTTATGAAGCCGCTCCGCTTCCCGCTCCCGTGCGGCCCGCGGAGACTCAGTTGCGGCCGCGCGGCGCGATTGCCCGCCCCCAGGCCTCCGCGTGCGCCGGTACGTAGTCTTCGAGCCGAACAACCGGCCGAGCAGACTATTCCGTCTTGTGGCGCGCTGCTTCATCAGACTTGAGACACCGCCGCCCGTGCGCTACGCTTGCGCCTCAGGGTCTTACGAACGCCCGTAACGCCCTGCTTCGTGGTGGAAAACACGGAAAAGACCACGAACAGGCTCAGACCGACCGCCGCATATTCCGCCCAGGTCCAGGTTGAAAGGTCCGCAACCGAGACCCCGCCGCCAAACACGCCCGTACCGAACAGGCCGGAGCCGTCCATCGTCAGAGCGCCCAGCCCACAGCAGCCCATTCCGCGCGCATTCAGCGCCTTATTCGGCGGAATCGAGCCGGCATCGTACTTCGAGCTTTCAAAGGCGAAGCCGCCTTGACCGGGGAACCCGAGCGCGTCCATGGAGTACGGGAGCGCACCCAACCCGCGAAGCGCCCCGGCGTCGTAGTTTCGGCCAGCGATGTACATCAGCGTTTTCCTTTGAAAATCAGCCCCATTCCGACGTACATCAGCGCCGCCCCCTTCCACCCTGAGAAGCCAGAAGAAATATGACCCCGGCGCCCGCAGTTGCAATGGCGACCCAAGCCCAAAATGAAAGGCCCGATTTGAGACAATTCGGGTCCGAGGAATCGAGGGTGCAATTACTCGATTGATTGAGACCGCCGAAAACGGACGTGAAGTAGGTTTGCAAGGACTCTTTTGTCGCCGTACTCCCAGCCGCAATAGCGGCATCCACGGCGGCACGCGCGGCCACTTCGCTTGCGGGTGTCGCCGGAGTACCGGGTATCGCGGGTGGAGGCAAAGGACCCGGCATCGTCGGGTACGCCACATCTGGATTCTGGAGAGCTAATGCAGCGGCCTGCTTCTCGCCGGAGCCAAATTCTTGGTATAGCCAAGAGGTGAAGGTATCCCACAGATTCAGGTCTGAACCTTTGGAATCGAACGCGCCCGCCGTGGCCGCTTGCAGTTGCGTTTGCGTCATGTCTCCGATTCCGCGCACAACATAGCTCACCGAAGACCCCCAAGCGCAGCTTCAACCGCCCGACCGAAGCCCGACTTGAAAAGGTTTCGTTTCGGAATCCCAAGCTCACGAATGATGCCGGCCGCGACCGGCTCAAGACCGCAGTCCCAAAGCCGAACCCCCAGGCGAGGCTCAAGCCGCGTCCGCGTCACTCTTTCAGCGACCGCCAGGAGCGCCAGATCCGCCCGACCTTTGGGATTCGCCTTCATCGCAGCACGGCCCATCCCGTAACCGCCCTCCGAAGGCTTGAACCAGCACTTTTAATGTAGGTAAACCGCCGCACTGCACGTTTTTCAGATTTGTTCTTGGCGAACAGCACCGCAAAAAGCGTTATTCCACCAGCGGCAAAAAAGATTTCCTGCCATCCCCACGTCGATACGTCAAGCGGATGCACAAAGAGACCGGAGTTGAAAAGTCCTGAGCTAAAAAGCCCATCCGTGTTATCCCCAAGTCCATTGCGCGGGATGTACATTATCGAGCCGCTTTCATCAAGAACACAACCAGAAGGCCCACACCCGCGACAATCGCCACCGACATGGCGTTAGTGTTCAGCCAATCCGTGGCCGAGCTTCCGGTTCCAGGACTCGGGCTGAGAACCAACTGGCCCGCTGCATTGAACACCATGCCCGGTATGGTCTGAATGTCCTGGAGCAAACCCGGCTGAGAGACCGTAGGCAGGTTTTCAAGGGCTTGCATCGAAATATCCGCTCCGAGGCCCCGCATTTAGTTCCACTCCCGCCCGTAGCAGATCCGACCGAGACCGCCGTACATCCCGAGCCCAGCAAGGCCCTTCGCGGACTTCAGCCCCGGAGCCACCGCCGACCAGAACGCCGCCGCCGTCACGTTGGAAGCGCGCGTCTGGGTAGCTGGGTTGATGGTTCCAAACAGCGAATCCAAATTCGCGCTATACCCCGTTACGGAGTTGAGGTACACGTTCCAATGGTCAGGCGAACTCAAAAGCGCATCTCCCGAGCCGGTAAAGTTGGGATCGCTTGCCGCCGCCGCCTTGAGTTGGGAGTACCACGAGTCCATCTGAGGAGCCGCCGCGGGAGCCACGGGAGCCGCAGGAGCCGCAAGCAAGGCAACCGCAGGCCCAGCCGGGACCGCGGCCGCGGCGTATTTCTGATACAGGTAGTACGCCCCGACTCCCAAGGCCCCAAACATAACCAGTTTTCCAGTGTCCATAGCTATGAACCTTTCACAATGAAGAACAGAGCCAAGCCCGCCGCCAGAAGGCCCCACACCGGAATGGAAGAACCGCCGATGCTCACGGACGCCCCGGCCGCACTTCCCACCGTGGACGCTACCGAGTCGGGAACTACGCTAGGATCGTTCGCTATCGGATCTCTGTATCCGACAAACCAATTCCAACAGCCGTTTGCGTTTGTGTAATGGCAGGCCCCTTGGTTCCGATCCCCAATGCAGTTGATGCCCGCCGCGCCTTGAACTTGATTGCACTGGGATTCGAGATGTTGCCAAATCGTATCGAAGTTCTGAAGAAACGCCGCCTGCATTGAGGCCGTGCGCGTTGGGAGTTTCTGCCAAGCGTCCAGATTCTGTTTCAGAAGCGCCTCAGCCTGATTCGCCCAAGCCGAAGTCTGGACGCAGGCAGGCCCGCAGCCCTTAATCAGTTTCGTGATGGGACCAATGAGCAGCGTCGTCGCAATCGAGATCCCAGCTTGAATCAAACTGGTTTCGGCGGCGGCGCTACCTGTCGATTGTTGCCCGGTCGAATCGCCCATACCCCTCCCGTAATAGGGAGTACCGAAACTCGATTCAGTCCGCATCACGTACACGTCTAACCCCGGCTCTTGTTCATCAGCATGAAGACCAGAAACAGGGCGGCCCCGCCCAGGAGCAACACGGTAGACGTGCCCGTGCCGAATGCCGCGCTGATTCCAGAACCCACCGGGACTGGAAGGCCCGTTGCCTGCCTGAGGATCTGACCGTTCGGACCCACCACGGTACCCGGCTGAATCGCGTTGATTTGCGCCAGGGTCATACCGGACTTCGCCAGCGCCGTAGCGAACCCGGCCCAGTTCGCGGAGCTTTGCGCCGGCGCCGTTACCGACGAACCCGGCTGAACGCCAAACGTAGACCAGTCGATCGGATCGGTAGATGCGATAAACGTAGGGTCCGTCAAGTCCAAGGCCGCATCGCCCAGGCCCCGGCCCCGGTACTCATGCAGCCGCGAAGGAACCGCGGCCGAGTCCGGTATGGGAGTCCCATCCGTACCCCATATCTGCTTTCGGCTCACATCGGACGCCGGGACTTCCCAGCCGGGATACGTCCCGTGCGAAGCATCGAGCGCCAGCCGTTGGCCGTCTTCGAGAACCGCCCGAGCGTAAGTATGCGTGAAGGCTTCCGGCTCCCGAGGGTCCACGGCCACCGTAACGACCTCGTACCGCACGCCCAGGCACTTCAGCAAGGCGCATACCAACATCGTGAACGCCGAGCAGTCGCCCTCCGGCCGCCCCATCGAAAGCAGGTACTCCGGCGCCAGGAGCAATTGACGCTTTTCGGGGAAGGCCGCCACCAGCGCCTTGAACTGCTCATGAGGCAGCACGTGCACGGCGTACTTGCAGAACCACCACACGGCCCGCGCCAGGTCGGAAGCCGTACCGGGAACCGAGCGCGGTTCACCACCGAACCGCCGCACGGCGTCACGCGCCGCCCGTTGTACCGCGGGTTCGTTGGCCGCGCCGTCGACGAGCCGACACATGAAGCCCACCGCTTGAGCCGTGGACACGTCCGGGATAGGGGAAGGCTGGAACACTCCCCAGGAGCCAGCAGGTTGCGGAGCCATCACCCAAGATGGTAGACCCTGCCAAGACCACGGTAAAGGCTTATGGCACAAGCTGATAGCGTAGTGGTACTATACAGCCAATGCCGCAAGAACGCCTTAAAACACCACGTTTTGCCAATTCAGGAGCCAAGAAAAATCATGCCAGTGAGTGAAAAGACCACAAAAACCGCCACCGAGCCGCCCCCAGCAGGCAAACGGAACCGCGGCCGCCCTCCGAAGGGAGAGGACCGCATACCCCGGGTTCTCAGTTTCTTTGAGCGAGTCGCCAGTATCGACCCGAAGGATTGGGGTACTCGCGCATGGATCAAAATCTATCGAGTCGAGCCGTCCATCGACCGCCTACGGCTCAACGAGCCGAAGCACATCGCCAAGTACTCGGAGCCGATTGACGAGGACCGCATCAAGCAGGACCACGGCAGCGGCCGGTATCGGCTGTATCTGAACTTCAAATCTCCAGACGACAAGATCGATAAAGAGCTTGACACCATCGACATAGACATACTGGACATGCACTTTCCCCCGAAGTTGGCAAAGGGCGAATGGTTGGACATCCCGGCTAATCAGAAATGGGAATGGTGCAGGAATCTCTTGCCGAAGAACGCCGAGGCCCCCATCGAGCAGCGGGCTTCAGCCATGGGAGAGCTTGCCGAAACCCTCGAAGTTTTGGACGGCATCACATCCCGCGCCGCCGAGCGCGCGGCGCCGCAGTCCAACGGGAAGAATGAAACGCTCGAAGTCCTGAAGGCGTTGAAAGAACTGAACCCCCCGCCCCCGCCCAGCACCGAAAACGCGCTTCTGAATACCGTTGTAGACCTCATGAAAACGCAGATTGCAGCCGCGGCCCAAGATAACCGAGAACTCCGCAAGGAAATCGCGGACATGCGGAACAAGCCCGAGACCAAAGGCGGCGTACTTGGGAACCTCACCGGCATTGTGGGAGAGGTCAAATCCATTCTCCCCGACCTGAAAGAGATGTTCCCAGGACTCGCAGAGAAGGCCGGCACGGTAACCCGCGCCGCCAGGTCGAGCATGACGGGAGACCAGGAGTTTTGGCAACCCATAGTGAGCCGCATTCTCGAAGCCGTCTCGCCGGTTGTCCCGTTCTTCGTCTCAAAGCTCATGACGCCGAGCACGCCGAACGGCCAGCAACCCGCCGCGGCCACGCTCTTGCAGCCCAACGCACCGGGAGCGCCGGCCCCGGCGCCAGGAACCCCAGGAGCGCCCGCGCCGGCCGAGCCGCAGCCCTTCAACCCGGCCCAAGCCTTCGAGTTTTTGAAGCAGCACGCGAAACCGTTTCTTGATTGGTTCAAGGACGGGATGCCGGGAGGAGACTTTGCCGAGTCGATTTTCAACCTCTACGGCGCCGACTGGCAGGGCTTGCCGTGGCTCCACGCAAAGGCCACCTTCGGAGCCGATAACATTCTCGCGCTGTTCAAACGCTCCCCAATGTGGCCTGAGATCGCCAGCATGGAGCCGAAATTCGCGCAGTTCGTAGCGGACTTTGTAGCATGGCAACCAGGCCCGGAGCAACCAGCAGACGGAGACGTGATCGAAACCACCGCGGAGGCCAACTGAAATGGAAGACGACGAACTTTTGGACGCCCTTATCGAAGGCGTTACCGAATGCCGGATACTCGCGGAGCGATTGCACGCCCCGGCTGAACTGATCGCCAAACTCGTGGAGCTTGACGAACTCAGCGACGAGGAAGCCGAAGAGGAAGACGACGAGAAGGAGGAAGACGAGGAATGAGCAGCAGCCCAAAAACCATCGAAGCCGTTACCGTCTGCAAGATTTGCAAGCACGGGATCGCACTCACCGGCTTATCCGTCCCTATCGTGGGAGAGCCGCCCGCCCAGCGCGCGGCCCGGTACGTTGCCGCCTTACGGGATCACATCAAACGCCGCCACCCCCAACACGCCGCGCAGATTCTAGGCATGGTGAATTGGGTAGAAGGCTTTTTAGTGATCGACCTCTACCAGACAGACGACGACGTACTCCAGAAAGGCCGGGAGCTTTCACGCGCGTTGATTCATGCAGCCACAAGGAAAAACGCGCTATCAGACGCCGACCTGGAAGAAGGGCTTGCGCGATTCGGCAAGACCGCTGAAGAGATCGAATCCCTCATGCCGGTAGCAACGTACTTGCGAGACTTTCTAAGCGAACGGGGAGAGTTTCAGCACCCGGCAGTGAAGCAGGCCTAGGCCAGCGCGCCGCCGCCCGATTAACGACCGAAGACGACGATCATACTTGGAAAGGGCGCCGGATGTTCCGCCCCTACGAACTTCAGGCGCCCTCGAATGAATCGAATCTCCCGAGCATGAGGCAGCACCAAATCATGGAACCAGCGCGTATCGACTCGCGCCGGCAGCAGGAACACCGCCAGATCCGCCTCACCCGCCCGCTCCAGCCACTTCCGAATACCAGGACCATACGGAGGATTCACAAACACACGCCGGCCAGCCCACGGCAGGAACAGGGTAGCCAGCCCGTCATCACTCCCACCTTTGCCCGTAAAACCGCCCCTCATGTTTCGAGTTTCCATAAAACCACGAGGTTGCCCCCGTTCCATCCGGGGTTTCGCACAGGGGTATGTGTGAAGACTTGCGAGGCTGTAGCGTCATCGGCATCAGCGCCGGTACATCTCCCCACAGGTAGAACGATCCGAAATGCCACGAGGCCGAGCCTACCCAGGGCTGGGCGCCCTTGACGTTCTCAACCACCAGCGGAATGTACCGGCCCGCGCTGGCGCACGCTTCACGCTGGAGACGAAAGCAAGCCGCGAACAGGGAATTCAACGCCGTGAGCTTCGCGCCGGATTCATCGGCCCGGAAATCCGCCGCCATCGCCTTGGCGCGGCTCCACGGCATCGACATGTACGAGTAGTTCTGACACGGAGGCGAAGCCACGATACAGGCCACGTCTCGGAATTGCGAACCGTGGAGCGTCGTCACATCCTGCAAGACGAGCCGACCAGGGTATCGCTGGGAGCCGTAGACGTGCCTCTCGATATCGAAGCCGATACACTCGTAGCCCTCTGCAAGGAAGCCTTCAGACCAGCCCCCGAGACCACAGTAGAGATCGATGCAAAGAGGTTTCACGCGATGATGTGAAAGTATTGGGAATTATATACATGACTCCCGTTAACCTTTCTTTTCATCGCGTTGCCTCGTTCGCTTGGCCCGCCGTTTCGACGCTTTTGTTCGCGGTTTCGGTTTGTAGCGAAGCACCACATCAGCTATCGTGTCTAACTCTTTGGGGGTATTGGTCATACGAACTCCAAAACTTCTTGACTGAGGCGCCGCGCGGACATCTCGATGTAATCCCCGTTCAGGTCGCATCCAATCGCCTTCCGGTGGTTCCGTTTGGCGACCATCGCGGTCGTAGCAGCTCCGTTGAACGGGTCCAGCACGACGCCCCCGACCGGGCATCCGGCAAGTACACATGGCAGGATCAGAGCGGGCGGGAAGGTAGCGAAGTGTGCTTCGGCAAACGGGTCGGATCCAACCGTCCAAACATCGCGTTTATTGCGAAACTCCGTCATGGCGCGGAAAGCGTTCTGGCCGGTATCGGCCATAGCTTCAGTCTTTCCATTGAAGGAGCCTTTCTTCGCGCTTGGCCGGGAAGGAACCCACGGCTTGTCGCTGCCGCGTGCGCCACTGTCATCGGTGTAGGAGAGCCGACAATCTCTCTTGTAGCCGTTACCGCTGCCGTGATCGGAGACAGACGGCTCTTTGATGGCTTCATGGTCGAAGTAGTAAGACTCCGATTTAGCCAAAAGGAAAATGTACTCATGGCTGCGCGTCGGTCGGTCTGTAACGCTCTCCGGCATCGGTGCGGGCTTGGCCCAGATGATGTCCGACCGCAACCACCAGCCGTCATCTTGAAGCGCGAAGGCAACCCGCCACGGAATACCCACAAGGTCTTTGGCTTTCAGGCCCGGTGCCGTGCGCGATCCGATAGTCAAGCACCCAGCGTTGGTCTGTTGCTTCCAGCCAGCGACGTCATTGCGCTCGACCCCCTGTTTGCGCTGTCCGGGATGCGCGACATAGCTATCCCCGAGATTAAGCCAAACGGTGCCATCATTCCGCAACACACGGCGAACTTCCCTGAACACTTCGACCATTTTGTCCACGTATTCGCCGGGAGTCTTCTCAAGTCCGATTTGCTGGTCAATGCGGGTAGCGCCACACTTGCGGCACACGCTGGCATCGACCCCGGGCCGCTGGCCAGTCATAATCGCTCCCGGCGCTTTGTTGTCCTGAACTTGGCCGCTTACTTTGTGTCCGCACTCAGGATCGCCACCTTCCCACGCGCCGGTGCCGTAATCCCGCAATCCCCAGTACGGCGGGCTGGTGATACAGCAGTTCACGGACTCTTCAGGTAGGGACTTCAGCACGTCAATAACGTGCCCTTGATAGAGCGTGACCCCGGACTCATCGAAGGCTGGAATCACGCATTTACCCCCACCGCGATAAGCCTTTTGTACGTCAACCGCTTGCCCACAATAGCGTCGATAAACGATTCCAGTCGCCGCATAGTGTGGCGCTTTACATCGCCTTCGTTCAGCCGGAATGTGAATTCGTCCACGTATCGGTGTAAGTGCTTGGGGCTGACCTGATGGTAAACACCGTGAATCCCGCGCTTCAGAACCGCCCAGACGCTCTCAATCGAATTGGTGTTAGCCAGACCCCGCGCGTACTCCCCGGCGCTATGGTTCACGCTCAACAGGCCGTCAAGATCGTTGAAGACCATGTGGTCATCGGTGTAAAGCTGCGAACCGACTTCCACGTTGGCATGAATCTCGCCGTGGATCGCGTCCAGCGTGCGGACCTCGGTTACACTGGCCCGCGTCCTTCCGCCGCGCTCTCGCATTCCAAGGACTGCTACTTTGCCAACCGCGCCGCGACCTGCGTGGAGTTTCTTCGATTCGTGCTTGTTCTTTTCCTTGCCACCAAAGAACGCCTCATCAATCTCGATAACGCCCTTCAGTTTGTCGATGGAATCCGGCGCACTACACGCTTCCCGCAGCCGACCGAGAATGAACCACGCCGTCTTTTGGGTGACGCCAATTTCCTTGGCGAGTTGCATCGAAGAAATTCCCTTGCGGGCGGTCACAACCAGGTACATCGCGTACAGCCACTTATTCAGCGGGACTTTCGACCGCTCGAAAATCGTGTTGGTCCGAATCGTGAAATCGAAATCGCCACAAGCGTTGCAACGGTAGAAGCCGTCCTTCCGTGTGGTGATGCGATCCATGCCGCCGCAATCGGGGCATGTGACGCCAGCGGGCCACAATCGGGCTTCGAGATAAACCCGCGCCGACTCGTTGTCAGGGAACCGCGCGAACAGTTGGAAAGTGGATATCGTGGACTTGCTCATACTTCAATTGTAGATGACTCCCTTGCGGGAGTCAAGTATATAATTCCCAAAGTATTCCGCCTGCTGCTGGGAGAACTGCGCGCCAACAGAACAGGAGCACGCCACGCCCCGAGACAACGCGATCCAGATGAAGTCGCCACCGGGATAGACGGGATGGTCCGCGGGCAAGTGAGCTTCAGGAGCGCCTGTGTATCCGTAGCCTTTGCAGATCGGACAAAGCGGAACCTTTACCGCTCGAGACGCCGGCCGGCATATTTGACTCCGGCAACCATCGGCGTACAGCGTGATACAGCCGCACTTCCGGCAGAGTTTCTTGGGACTCCGCGCGGCAACCTCCGGGGATAGCCCGCAGCACTTGCACAAGCCATAACTGTTCGTATCGGGACAGCCGCAGCACGGACAGCCGATTTTCTGGATCTCAACGTCAAGCCGGTTTGCCATCGCTCAGACCTCCATAGTTGCCCATGCACAAATGATCTCAGGGACTCGGTTCAAGAGCAATCCAGTACCGTGGCGCTTCGGTCCTGTACGGTAACTTTCTTCGATAGCCCTTGCAATCGCCTGATCGGTCACGCGCGAGGCGTCGATATTGTTCGAGGCGGCCGCCTGCAAGACCTCCGAGACAAGACGGTCCAGGAAGCCGCGGTTTATGCCGGCATCGTGTTCACGGACGGCTTGTTTTGTGAGAGGGAAAGAATCAGACACGGCTGCTGCTGCTGGCGCCTTCGAGAGCACTTGAGGACTCCTAGCAGCAGCAACGTCCCCTTCTTCTTTCTTTCCACTATCTTTCATCCTTATATGTGGGAGACTCAACCGTACCCCAAATGGAGACGAATCCGTACCCCTCGCATTTTTTTCCGGAATACGTGGCCGACTCTCAGAAGCCGGTTTCAGGAGTTGCCGCAACTCGGTTTCCGCGGCCGAAAGAGTTTCACAAAGCGCCCCGGCTTTTGCCAAGACTTCAGGCTCCGGCATCCGGTCGAGATGGAGCCGCTTGATCCACCGCTGGAGGTACGGAGGAAGGTCTTGCACTTCGAGCGCCGGCCGGGAGTCTTCGCGCACGTCGGAGTCTTGTTTCGGCGGCCGGGGGATAGCCCAGCAGTGGATCGTAATTTCGCCCTTGCGGAGCCCGCCGTCGCCGCCCCTCCGCTCTGCATAGCCCTCCACTTCGAGCGCGACAAGCGCCCGCCGCACCTGTGCCGGCGTCAACCCGGTTTCGGCCGCTATGTCGCCGCGGCTCAGGGGTACACGTTGCCCCTTGACCAGCTTCGTAGCTTCTTCGCACTGGAAAGCCATGGTGTGCAAGGAAAGGCAGGCCAGGACGCGGGCTTTCTCCGGCCAGTCGGGGTTTCTCATGAGCGACCGTGGCCGCGCCTTGGACTCCAGAAAGAACTCACCAGGCGCTACACCCAGGTCGATAAGCCACTGCGGGACGCCGTTACCTTCCGATTGCGCTTGTTTTCTAAGGGTTGAATGAGGTAGACTTGACACTGTAGAGAACTCCTGTTTGATCGAGCATGAGGCCCCGCGGGACTCCACCCTAGCGGGGCTTCTTTTTTGAGCACGGCAAGGTTGATTCTACCGCCCTTCAGAAACCAATACTAGAGAACAAGTGGCGAAACCTCTTCAACTTCGCAGAGGGCTAGGATAGATTGCCTCAATCGCTCCACAGCTACCGAGCAGTACCTTTCTTCAATTTCAATCAGCGTACATGGGATGCCTAGAGCTTTGCAGGCTATAGCCGTTGTTCCCGTGCCCCCAAAAGGGTCGAGTACCGAAGCGCCGGCAAACCATTTCACGAGCCAACGGACATGCTGCAAACGTCGCGCGCACGGATGCGGCAAGGCCCCGGCATCATGGGCCAATCGAATATCTTTGCGCCGGGTGAAGTGCTTATCTTTTCCGAGCCAGGTTGACCGATGAAACAGCTTATCCGACCTGGTGCTAATGCAACGCCCCGGCAGCAGCTTCCGGCCCGTATGGGGAGGTTCCCCAAAGACGTAGGCGATATCACCGCCTTGAACGATCCGCCCCTTGTACGTCGGACGCGCATAATCCAAGTCGCACACGCGGATGAACGGCCAACGGAGGGGTACAGCAGCTAAAAACCGAGGGTCCGAGTCCACGCCGAGATGAATTGTGACCAGGGAGACTGAGGGAGCCACCAGCTGAAGCGTTTCCGACAAGAGCCGTTGAGGGTCCGTAACCTTGGGAAAAACCGAGTTCGGCCAGACCGGATCGGTGATGATGGAGGCTGTTTCAATCCCAGCCACCAGGTCGCGCGCATCCCCGCAGTAAATCGTTACCCCGTCTTCTTGGAAATATGGCGTCATTTGCTCCAACCGGCCCGCTTCCGTCTGGCCTTTTCCCTTCGCGCATCGCGCGCCCGTTGCCGGGGCTTGAAGTCGCGGAGTTTGTTCAAGACGTACTCCCGCACGGTCAAGGGAGGCGCCAGGGGTTCAAAGGCAATCTGCTTCAGCAGGCGATCACCGTCAAGCCGCTTCATGCGGCCCGCCGTTTGTTCCACCGCGCCGCGTTCGCGTTCAAGGCAATCTCCCGGCGCCGCGTGGGAGACAGCACCGCAGCCCGCGCCGCCCCGCCCCGGCTCCCAACTGCGGCCCGGTCGAGCACGCCCAGCCGCGCCGTCAGGCGTTCCAACTTGCGCCACGCCTTCGCCTTCGCCCGCTCCAGTTTGCTCCGCGCGCCGGCCGTCGAGCCCCTATACCGATTCCGAGCCGCCGCCATCTCGTGGCGGTATTCGGCCCGAGCTTCCGTGAACGTCTTCGCCATTTTCGCCTACCAGCGGTTATGGTACTGTACTTACAAAGCCGATGCAACAAAAATCTTGACATGCAAGCATAAAGAGCGCAACATCGGAAAGGTAGCCACCATGGAAACCTTGATTCAACTCGCCGGAGTCGCCAGCATCGTACTCGCGCTGGGCTTGATTTACGTTGCTCAAAGGATCGGGAAATGACGACTCGCCAAGCAACATATTTGGCTTCAGGCAAGCTCACGCCGGAGCTAATCGAGGAAATGTACGCCGTCTTGTTTCGCGTGGTGCGCACCAACTTGGAGGGTTTTCCGATGGGGCACGATTTGATGATGGACGCGCGTTCTATCGTGCGCCGAACGACTCCAGACGCTTATGCGGACTTGGTTGCACGTCGCACGAGAGCAGGGCTACCCCTGCCACCGGAGGCCGCAGACCATGCTAAATGAAACGCTTTGGGTGTTCGTCTCTTTTTCGACATGCGGACATGCACAGTCTGTATATGCCGACGCCCTATTTCCAGACGGAAAATTAGATGAAAACATTCTAGGAGACCTCCGCGCAGGTCTTTCCATAAAACGGATCACGGTTGCCGAATTCCACGAATTGCACTCGCAGCACTTCTTATGTGACTGTAAATCGGTAGGACACGAGAACGAATCCGCGAGAAACTGGAACAGCCATGCCCGCTGAAAAGGTCTTCGGCATCCGTTCCAAAGGTCTATACCGCCAGGAGCCGCCCGTCCGAGACCCCGCGTACTTGCGCTTCGTCCGGTCCTTCCCCTGCCATGTCTGCCGAAAGCGGTACGGCATCGAAGCCGCCCACGTCGGACCGCATGGGATAGGCCAGAAGGCCAGCGACTTCCAAACGGTCTCATTATGCCGTGTCTGCCACGCCCAATTGCACAGCACCGGACCCCAGCGATTCCAGGCCAGCCACGGCGTTGACTTCCAGGAGTTGACGGCTCAGTATCAAGCGCTTTGGAACGAAAGAAAGAAGGCCGCATGACCGAAGAACAGTACGGTTAACAGGGGCTTCCCCGTTTCAAAAGATCCGTAAAAAGCTCAGAATTGAATCATGGAAAACACATCGAAAACCGCCCCCACGGTTAAACCGCAGCCCCCCGAACTGGTGGCTCACATCGCCGGAGCGCTGATGGCCGGCGGCCACTTCACCGCCGTAGCTTACGCCGTCAGGACCGCCCGCGAGATTGTTGCAGCCGCCTACAGCCAGGAGGCCGCATGAGCTTTGACCGTTTTCAATCCGAACCCTACGCCCTGAAACGCAATCGCGACGACGATTTGCTACCGTCGCTGAACCAGCAGCCGTTCTTTACCGTAGCCGTCCCCTGCGAGTCTTGCGGGCGGCCGGCGTCGGAGCGGTACTGGAATCCCGAAGCCCAACTCATGATCGGACTCGGTTGCGAATGCGAGACGCCAGACGATCCAATGTGCCCCGAGCTTTTGGAACCGATTGCCGCGGCGAAGACGGTCGGCGAGATCGTAAGGGTATGCAAGGAACACCGGGGAACGTGCCCCGTCTGTAATCCCAAGATTCGCCAACTGCCGGCCGTCGAGCCGCGGAAGAAGGCCGCATAAATGGAAGACGTACCAGTCCTTCCCGTGTTCTACCAGACGCTCAAACAGCACGTTGACGCGCTCGATGCCCTACTGTCGAATCCCGCGCCCGCTGCATGGAGCTGGTTGACCCGCGTCGGGATCGAGGTTAAGGCCATTGCGGATATGTACGTCGGAACGGAGACGAGATGAAGAAGAAACCCGCGCCGCCAAAGCTCCGCAAGGGCCAGCACCCGCCCTACAACCCGCGTTACGCCTTTGGCCTGTTCAACGTGCTGGAGATGGTAAGCCCCAAGATGGCGAAGCCCAAGACGGGAGACAAGTAATGTTCTGCATGAAGTGTCAGCAGAATTTAGAGCAATGCACCTGTCCCGATCTTGACGAACGACTCCGAAAGTTGAATCGACCGGGGGGACACGTCTTTATACCGGCTTGCCCGAACTGCGGGAACCTCAAGCCCCGTTGCACCTGTAAGCCACAGAAAAAAGAGGCCATCCAGTGAAGCCAGAACCCGGACAGATTTGGATCGACAAAGACAAGCGCATCGCCCGCCGCGTCACAATCGCGCGCATTGACGCATTTCGCGTCTACTACACCAGCACAACCGGCGCCCGACTGATATCGAGCGAGATAGACCGTTTTGTCCGGGCCTTCGAACCCGAAACGCCAGGAGTCGAACCGTGCAAAAAGTGACCCTACCCCCCAACGTCCCGCAGTTGCTATCCCTCCAGCAGCCGGAAGGCGTCTACAATCCCGACATGCGGGAAGTCGAGTACTTGACCACGGACACCCGCCCTACCACCCGCGTTACCCCTTCGGTCTGTTGAACGCGCTGGAGATGGTTAGCCCCAAGATGGCAAAGAAACAAAAGAAGGGATGAAAATGGAAGATCGAATTCACCAAGCCAGCGTTCGTATCGACCAGGCGCTTGAGGCGTGCCAAGAGCTTCGAGACCACGGCCTGATGCTTTCAGACCTTGCAAAAATGATTTGCGAGGCCGAGCACCTTCTAAGCGCCGCGAGTTTCATGTACGACCAGTTCTACCGCCTCAGCCTTCAGAATGGTTTGGTCGGTTACCGGCGCCAGGAACGGCTTTCCAGAAAAACGAGGACCCCCGAATGCAAAAAGTAGCCCTACCCCCCAACATCCCGCAGCTTCTAGCCCTTCAGGACCCGGAAGGCCAGTACAAGCCCGACATGGAGGAAGTCGAGTACTTGACCACGGACGGCAGGCTCCTGGTTTTGACCACCAAGGACGCCACTACCCTTAACCTGTTGTTTCTAAAAGGCGGGGAGACGTTTCAAGTCTGTAAACGGGTTTCAGGGGTACGTGGAGAACTCCCCAAAGTCGAATTCTGGCTTACCACGGCTTCAGAACGTGCCAGAGCCGAGCAAGAGAAAGCTCTAGAGCACGGCGCCGACCCCATACCGCCTCTACCCACGGCTTACCAGGAGCAATCGAGCCTGAAGCCTAAGAAGCGTAGGAAAGTGCATACCCTTCCGAATCCCCAACCCTCGTTTTGGGACGGGAGAGGAACTGGAACGTACGGACCCGTCCCCCGGCCGGCCCCAGTCAGCCACCAGCGGCCGCCCATCCCGTTCGATGAGGCATTCTCCCAGGCCGTCAAGATTGTTCAGAAGGGACTTGCCGACGCCGGGGAGCAATGGAGCGATGCCAGCCGCCAGGGGGCAGTATCGACCATCCTGATAGCCGCGACAAAGGCCGGATGGATAGGACCATGGGAGCGCAACGATGCCTAAGACGCTTGCCGATAAACTACGCGACGGGCTGGAGGATGATATCCGCGCATGGGCCGCAACCTCCGAAGACGACGCCGCCGCCGCCGCCGAAAATACGCTGCACATAATTCAGGCCCACGCCCTTTGCCGCATTGCGGACGCCCTTGAGAAACTGGTAGCGCCCGCCGACCCTAAACCGCTGATCGAGGCCGAGCGGGAAGCGTGCGCCGCCCTGTGTGAGACAGCCTTTCGGATTGCTTGGCATACTCCAGCCCATGCATTGGAAGACGTTGCTTTAGCAATTCGTAACCGTTCGGAGCCCAACGATGATTGACCAGCATCTTGACTGTAGATGCCCGCTTTGCCGCATCGCGGACGCCCTTGAAAAACTGGTACCGGCCAACACTCCCGAGCCGCTACCTGTAGCCGATACCAGCCTGAAGCCCCGTTGCCCGCAGTGCCAGGGAAGCGGGCTTTACGGCAAGAGCTTAAGAGGATTTTGCGACTGCCAGACCGGGAAAGAACTAGAACACCATGAAAAGCGGTTCGGACACCTGAAGGTCTAACCCTATGGCAAAGCACCGCGACCGTTCTTTCATCCCGAATTGCCCCGCGTGCATCGCCATGCGGCAGCACGTCGTCAGTGAATGGCTGGACTTCCACCCGTTGGCCGGCCACGGATTCAGCGACCGATGGAGTAGCGCCGAAGCTTTGAAAGCGCATGACCAGGACAGCGAGGCCGCAAAGCCCGTGCCGCCCCCGGAGACCACATGATTTTACCTGTCCTGACCCACCGTCAAACCAAGTTGGAGCCGTCCGAAGGCACGCTCAAGGCATGGGTAGTGCAGGAAGGCCAGCGCGGGGCGCAGTTGCTAACGGGCCGATTCATGGACGTGGAGCAAACCAAAATCGCGATTCTTAGGCGGCTCCAGAAGGACGTCCCCGGCTGCATGATTCAATGGACGGTAGAGGACTATCGGGAGATTGCATGAACCAAGACCCCATGGACGAAATCGAACGGCTGAAAGCCATCATCCGATCTCAAGACGCCGCCCTAGCCCACTGGCGCCGGGAATCGGATAGGGACTCCGGCACAATCGCGCGGCTCAGTCGGGAAGTTGACGCCGGAACAAGCGCGCGGCTCAGTCGAGAGCGGCAACTGGGCGTCATCCTGAAGCTACACGGATACTCCGCCCCGGTCAAGCACATGGAGCCGCACCCGTTTCTCGTGGTGGAAGATAATCAGTTTTGTGGAGACTGCGGAGGCGGAATATTGCACCCGATTCACGAAGCGCAGCCGCCCTATGCAGGCGTATAATCGAGGGCATGAAACACCTTTTAGCCCTTGCACCCTTGATCCTCACTCTGGCAGCATACGGGCAAGGAACGCCAGACATACAGTTTCAATCCAACTTTTCCGCCCAATCTCCCGGTAACGCGCAATCGAACAAAGGCGCTTCCGCCGTGGCTTTCCGGTTCACATACTACACCGCCTTAGCGACCGGAGTCTCTGTCAGACTCGAAGGCACCAACGACCTCGCCGGCTCGCCAAATCCTGGAGGATGGACCGCCTTGACCGCCGCGCCAGGAAGCACAAGCCCAGTTTTAGGAACCGCCAACGGAGAGGCCGCCTATTGTTGCGATTACTACCCGTGGATTCGCGTGAACCCTACGACCTTAACCGGCACGCCAGGTTTCAACTTGATCGGCAGGACGTACGGTTTCAAAGGCACATCGGCAGGCAGCATGCCACCCGGCAGCGTCTTTGGAGGCCCATTCACCGCGGGAAACGTCGTTATCGGAGCCGGAGGGCAGGGAATCTCAGGTTCAACCACACCACTTTCCAGCCTTATCCCCTATACCGGAGCAACGACAGACGTTAACTTAGGAAATCACGGGCTTTTCATCAATGGGACGGCGGCCCTGGCATTTCTCCCGGATTCAATTGGAACCCCAGCGGCGCCGACTGTGACCCAAGGAGGCGCCGGAGGGCTTGTTCCCTACGCCTACAAAGTGGCGTGGCTCACACTCGCGGGAAACGGCATCCTTTCACCGGCGACGACTACCACAACGGGAAACGCAACCCTCTCAGTAACCAATTACAACATCATCAACCCCGGCGCATGTCCGACTGGAGCGACCGGGTTCATTGTAGACAGAACGACTGGCCCCAACGGAACTGGCACGCTTCCCACCGTAGGCGTTTGCGGAACGCCAATGCAGGATATCTACCCTGGCCCGGTAAACACGGCTCCGAGCTTGCTCGATCTGTCGATGGGGCTTTACGTGTCCCAGGTCACCGCGGGATCTGGATGGTTCGGCGATCCGATTTATAAAATGAGCCGTGAATCGTCGTTAGGGCCAGTGATAGGAACCGTCAACGGCTACTCGTCAACGGCATCCGCCTTTAAGATCGGCGTGTCGGCCGTTTCCGAAAAAAGCACTGGCACCGCCATTGCACTTTCGGCAGTGGCCAGCTCTTTCAATGCCGCAACCGGCGCGAACGGCGTTAACTTCACGGCGCTTCATGCCGGCAACACGAACGGGACAGGGCCGATCTACGGCGGGTACGGGGCGTTAGTGCAGTACGACAATGGCAACGTGCCAGGATGGAGCGCAGTCTACACCGCGGCGCTACAGTTCAGCGCAGGCTCCGGGACGTTCCAGCACGTCGCGGGGTTCGACTGCCAGAACGGCTGGCTGAATTCCCCAGGTACCGGGGCTAACGCCTGCTTTCACAACTCTCAACCATATGTCGGGGGAGGCGGGGCCGAATATTTTCTCTACGATGAAGGGCTGTTGCCATCGCAGCTTTCGGGGCCTCTGCAACTTGTGCCCCTAGCGGCCGACCCTGGATGCACTTCAGCCGACTATGGCAGATTTTGGTTTGACAACACTGGGCCTTCAACCGTAAGGAAAACCTGCAATTCCGTCGCCGGGACGCCCACTTGGGTAGCTTTCTGAGGTTTGTTATGAAACTGACGCTGAGCATAGCATTGATCTTCACGGGGATGATTTCGGCGGCCGACTTCTTTGGCCCAACCGACCCCGCTACCTGCATGCCCACAATCGGCCTGGTGTTCTGGAACACGAGCGCCGGCGGGGCTGTCCCTAAATATTGTTCCGCCCCCAACGTCTGGACGGCGTTCGGCGGCGGCGCCGGAGCCAACTACGGGACCGGCAACGGAGTGAGCGCCGCCAATACCACGATTACCCTTGGATCGATTCCTATTGCTAATTCCGTATCGGTGTTCAGCAACGGCTCTATTTTGCGCCCCAGCCTTGACTACACGGTCTCTGGAGCGGCACTCACAGCGGCATCGTACTTTCCAGTCGGAAACATCTCCGTAAATTGGGCAACTGCTAACGTGACTCCTGGCGGGATCTCGCTGAGCGGCAGTGCTCCAAATCCATCGCTACGCGGCACCGCGATCCAGGCCGCCAACGCAACGAACTTCACGGTAACATGGCCCACCGGGACGATCTCGGGAGACCTGGCTATCATCTACATCGGTCATGCGCTGGCCGTCAATACGCTAGGGGGCGGATGGGCCGAGCTATTCAACCAGTCGGGCTCGAACTGGGGTGGAGCGATTTTCAGCAAAATTTTGAGCCCCGCGGAGATCACTGCGGGTTCAGTCGTAGTTAGCGCCAGTGGCGGATTTAATGGCGTCGTCGCCATCGCCACCTTTATTGGAAATACGGCCGGAATCAGGGAAACTGTCGCCAGCCGCAACGGCACCGGAGCCGCATCGGTTCCGCTTTCGACCAGCTCCGGCATTGTCACCACCGATATTTTACTTATGTTCGGAAGCAACCGGGCCTCTTCTGTAGACACAATCAGCGTAGGGGTGCAGCAGCAAGTAGCCGATGACGGTACCGCCTCCGGCGCGCTGTACTTCCTGTCTCCGGCATCGGCGGGAGTGAATAACGTGAACTTTCTCTATGCCACGGCCGGAGCGGGAAACATGCAAGGGATCGTAGTGGTCAAAGGGATATGAAAAAGCTTTTCGGCATCCTCGTACTCTCAGCCTGCGCGCTTGGCCAAACCGACGCCGAAAAATTGAAGGTCCGCGAGGCTGAGCTACAGGTAGCGGAAGCCACAGCCCAGCGCAACGCCGCGGAGTCAGCCTACTACCAGGCCGTGCGCAGCGTCGAGCAGGCCCAGACTGTTTTGGCTCAAGTTTTGGATCAAGCGGGGAAAAAAGCGAACTGCACGATTGATCCCAAGACCGCCGAGTGCAGACCTAACCAGCCCGCCAAATAGCCACATCATCACGCCACAAAGTGGCTCCCACAGCCCCGGCACAGCCAACGCCTCATACCAGAGGAAAAGGTTGACCGGACTCGCGCCTCATCTTGGCCGCAATTCGGACACATCGGTCTGACTGCAATTCGCCGATTGCCACTACGATGCTTTTGAGAAACAAACACCACTTCGCCGCCCATCGCACGCGCAAACTGATTCGGCCGGATTTTAGATCGCGGGATATCGCCCAGGCCAGCCGCAATGAGTTTATCGAGAACCCAAAAGGGAGTAAAAGGGTCTTCCGGGGATGCGGAATATATCAGCATCGGGGATTGCCGGAGCCGCCCCGTAAGTAGCGGCCCCGGTTACAGCATCAGTGGCCCGGCGCTTCCAAACCCGAGTCGCCCATTGAGCATTTCGGACTGCTCACAGCCGATCCGAAACTCTACCGGCCCGTAACCCTCGGGACTGCCGAGCCGTGGAATGCCTCTTTGTTTATTGCGCGCCAGTTTCATCGTTTGGGTCTTGGGGCAACGCCGCGCCCTGTTTCGCCGGGAGCGCGGCATCGGCAAATTTTCAAAACTTGGGAGACAGATTTGTACCCCAAATCAAGGTCTTCGCAAAAGAAGATTACCACCCTTCGGAGGTAGAATCAAGAGGCAATGTGGCGCGTCCTGTTCTTTTGCCCGTCGATGCCGGCCCAGGGATGGCAAGGAAAGGGCCAGTACCAAAACCAGGAAACGGCAATGCAGTGGGCGCACATCGTCAAAGAAGGCACCCGCGGAACGGCTGTAGTTCTTGACCCGTGGGGCTTCGAGGTCTACCGGATCTGAAATCTCACCTATGAACGTAGCCCAGAAGGTACAGAATCAGAACGACAATCAGGACCGTTCCGAGCCCGAACCCCGGCCCAAATCCCGGCCGGTAACGATTGCCCCCGTACCAGCCAAACCCGCCGAACAGGAAAATCAAGAGGATGAGTAAAAGCAGCATTTAACCCCCCACGCGAAGCGGCAAAATGTACCAGAGCAGCAGCACCATGACGGTAACAACCAGCGTCATTCCCGGCCAGAAGTAACGGCTTGGCGGATTGCTTGGCGGGGGCGCCGGGATCGCGTAATGGGACAGAATATAGAGCACCAAAGCTATGATGCTCAACAAGATCAAACTGACAGGTAGCGGGGACATACGTTTCTCACCCTCTGTTCACATCGTAGCCCGAAACAGAACCGGGCAGGTGTTCACTTTTGACCGCGCGCAGCCGATACCAGTTTCGCCAACCCTAAAGCCTTCGCCTTCGCGTCTTTGATGCGGGCCAGGTCCAGCCCCTCAAAGTGGACTTGCCCCTTTACCGGATAAGCCGCCGCCTTTGACCCAGGAGCCGCCGCCAACATGTACTTCTGGCCGTAGTTTTCGAGAATCGAAGCCAGGTCCGTAGCCACCGAATTGATAGCCGAGACAATGAGCGAGGGAAGCCCCGCCATCGTCTTTTGGAGCGCCGCGTCCTGCTGGACTACCCCGGACAGCGCCGCCGTAATCTGAGCCGCCACAGAAGCCGCAGAGCCGCCCGTCTCGATAATCGCGGAGACCTTGCCAAGCGCCGTCGAAGCCAGTTGCAAGTAGTCGAGCAAGGCCGTCATCGTGGCGGCCGGAATCGAAGCGCCGGCCACGAGAGGCAAAGCTACCTCTGCCGCCGAGATAGCGACCTCAACCGAGTTGATGATTTGGTTTGAAGTACACGCCAGGAACGCCAGGGACAGGACCAGGACCAAGGCCAGGACAATCTTGCTCTTGTGGTTTGTGCGCATGCCTTGGAGAATAACGCCAAACCTCGGAAAACGCAAGGGTTTAAGGCAGAGTCCCGGTCACGAGGCCGGCGCCAGCAGCATAGCTGTACTTGATCGTGCCATCGAGTAGCAGCCAAAACTGCCAAGCTATCGCATCGCCGCCCGTGCAAGTTGGGAGATTTGGAGCTGGGTTGGATGTCGATGTGGAGCACTGGCCATTGCTGACCAGCACGCCACCAGGAGTAATGGTGTCGATGGCATTGGCAACCAAGACCCAGGTGGGCATCGCAGGGTAGAGGTAGCAATAGGTTTGGACTTGAACCGGAGGACGGCGAATCGCAGCGCAGTACAATCCGCCAAATTGAACAGCTACCGGAGTCTGCCCGCAGGCTGCTATGGCGCAGCCTGCGAACAGGGTTAAGAGTCGCCGCAACAAAAAAGCTCCTACGTGCGACGAGCCTGCGGATTCAGGGGCGGCGCCGGAACGGGCGGCGCGTTGGCCGTCACAGCCGCGCCGAGCGCAGCAGCGGAAGCCTGAAAACGGGCCTGGACGGTCGCGATCGCCGCGTTAGCCGCCGCGATGCTACCGGAGTCGGCGGCGTCATCCGCCTGCAAAGCGGCCGCCACAGCCGATTGAATGGCCGTTGCTTGACCGGCCAGCAAAGTAGCCGCGGAACCTTCGACCGTCTCCGTAGCGGCTACCTGATCGGTCAACGTCGCAATTGCGGCGTTGATACTTGAAAAGTCACTTCCTGGCATAATTTCTGTTTCTCCTTTTAGGTTTGGGGTTGACGTTCGGCGCCACGGAGCGCCAGTTCGGACTTCTGAAGCCTATCGGTAAGGCTTTGGATCTGTTTCGCCATACCGTCGAGTTGAGACTGTTGATTCCCTTGCAGATACGCTACGAGAGCGTCCAGAGCCGGGAACTCGATGCGGATGGTTTTCATGGCTCTAATTGTAACCCAGCTACACAGGAGATTCCGAGCCCTTTTGAACAGCATCCAGTTTCCGCCATTTCTTCGTACTTGCCCGGTTCGTTCGAGCAATGACCGTTTGCCCCGGCCCAAAACGTGAATCCGGTTCTTCCATGAAGCCGGGGATTGAGAGGTCGTAGGGGAGGGTGTTCATGTATTCTCCAGGATGCCGCACGATTGCTTCTGTCAGTTCCGACCATCCGCTCATGCGTTCAGCGCCCACACCACCAACCCAACGCCGGCCAGGGCCAAAGCTGCTATTGCCGCCCCCGACAGGTAGCCGTCAGGCGTCGTCAAGTCGAAGCCGAACGACGGCGAGGCGTCCGCTTGCAGCGTCGGGACCGGGCTGAAGAGGTCTCCAATCGAAGCCAGGATCGAATCCGCGTAGGAGGTCGCCGCGGAGGACACCGTGCCGGCCGAGACGTGGGACGGCCCCCCGTTGTAGGCTTCAAGGGCCAAATTCCAATCTCCGAACTCCGCGTAAAGCTGGGAGAGGTAGGACAGCCCCGCCTGCGTGTTCGCTTCAGGGTCATACAGGTTCGTAATGCCCCACTGAGCCGCCGTGGAGGGTTTCACTTGGAACAGACCAATTTCGCCGGCAGACCCAACGGCGTTCGGGTTCATCCCGCTTTCTTTTTGCGCCACCGCCAGGGCCAAAGAAGCCGGTACCCCGTAGTTGGGCGCCATGGAGGTAATGAGGTCCGCTGGGGAAGTGGAAGCGCCGAGACCGCGAGAGCAATACATCGTCAATCCGCCTTTGCCCCGCATTGAAAACACTGCGGCGTGCGCTTAGGCTCACCGCGCCTTCGTTGCGACCATTCGTGTCCGCAGTTGAAACAGCGGTACGCAATAGCCTTAGACCAGATAGCGGGATTGAGCCTCATAACACCCACGTTAGCAAGCGCAGCCTTCGCAAGCCAATCGGGATCGTCCGTTGCTTTTTTGAGACCGCGAGAGAGGTACATCAATCTCTTCCCATATTCTGCCACGGATAACCGGCCTCAATCCGCGCCTTCGCAAAGAGCCAATCGGACCACTCTTCAAACGGATTCACAGTGAGCCAAACCCAATGATTCAGATTGAAGCCCGCCATTCAGACAACCTCCAGCCCTTTATCCGAGCTTTGCCCCATCTGAGCCCGGACCCACCGCGGGAGGATGATGCAGCCCCTTGACGCGCAACCGGGAGCTTCGATTGATTCACCATGAATCAGAAAGCCCGACCGCCCAAACGTATCGGTCCCTCCAAACGGAGTTAACGGCAGCACGAAAGGCCCATGCAGAGGCGTCGAGTCGATGATATCGCCAATCTCCCAAGACCCGGCAGGGATCGGCCCTATGTTTGCCAGGGCTTGCGCGCCGTGGTTGTTTTTGCCATATCCGAACCCCGAGTACCCGACCGCGACCAAGGCCCCGTCATGGCTCAGTTGCCCGTTTGTTTGGTTATAGAGCCACATTACTGCTGAAACCTCGTTTCCGGCTTCAAACCGCGCGAAGCGACTCTTGTCATGTACGCCTCAGTGCAAGCCCTTTGCGAGAGAGGCTTAAGGTCTTTCAGCGCGTTGTGGTACATCCACTCCAATTGCTCAGCATCGAACGTGTTCAGAAAACGATTGACTTCCGCCCCGAGTTTCTTTCCGCGTTGTTCAAGCGTCTGCTTCATACCTGCCCACGATTGTACTCCCGTTTCAAAATCAAGGATACGCCGGCCCGAGAGCGCCCGGTCTCTTTTGCAATGCGCCGAATGCTCAGACCGGACGCCTTCAGGTCGCAAACGCGATCCTCTATGTCCGGGTTGCGGCGCCGGCCGAAGACTTGACCGCGCGCCCGCGCCTTAGAAATTCCGAGGTTGACCCGTTCCACGATTATTTCGCGCTCGAACTCCGCAAACGCGGCCAGCATATGAAAGAACAACTTGCCGCTGGGCGTCGTTGTGTCGATGGCCTGAGTTACTGAAATGAAGTCGATGCCCAGGGCCGAAAACTCCCCGAGAGCATCCACCAGGGCCTTGAAGCTCCGATTAAACCGATCCAGTTTCCAGACCAGCACGGCATCAAACCGGCGCGCGTGGGCGTCCTTCATGAGCTTTTTGAAGCCGGGAGCCGCAGACGCCTTTCGTTTCTCGGAGCCGGAAGCCGTGTCGCTGTACCACTCGTAGACCGTGAACCCGCGGCGCCCACAGTACGCCTCAAGCTCCGACATTTGAGCGCCGTTATTTTGCTCCGGCGTGCTCACGCGGGCGTAGAGAGCGACTTTCACGAAACAGCCTCCAGGCTTTCGACTCGCAAACGTTCCAAGTCTTTGTCGAACCGCACTGAAAGAATATGCTTTTCAAAAACAGCCCGATCCATTTTTGGGTTCATACCCTCCAGAATTTTGCGGGCCGCTTCAACGTCGGGAGCTTGTAATTCGATGTGCCCATCTATACGGATCGAAACCCGAGCCTTGAACTTCACGCTTCCCGGCCCGTCAGATAGTCGCAGTCCTCACAGCCCCAGCACGGCCGGCCGCCGCCGCACTCACAACGGCAGGAGTCGCCGCCACAGCCCTTGCACTGGAGCGTCCCGAGACCGCCGCAGGACTCCGGCCACTCGCATATGCAATCGTCTTCGTCCATGGCGGCCATTCTAGCGAAAGTTTCTGACAGGGGAAAGGTCCAGGAGTACCCCAACAGAAAACAAAGGGGTTAAGGCCCGAGTTTCGGTACTTTTTCGGACCACGTTTCTGGCAGGGGGTTAAACAAGCTGGAAACGGCCGCCAAAACCCTAGAACGCCATCTTGACAGGCTTCGAGACGGGCGCAGGCGTCAGAGTATCGCACTGGGGGAGCTTCACGCGCTTGACGCCCTTCAGGACGACGATTCCGCCGAAGATGCCAACCGGCAAGGGAAGGAAATAGGGAGCCGTTACGAAAGACGGGAGAAGGGCGGTAAAAGCAAAGAGCGCCGAGCTTAATTTGTAGGTCAAGAACTGAAGGAACTGACCGGGGAAGACAAAGCCCGCGGGCGTAGGGTCCGTCAGAAAATCGAAAATCGTTTCAGCCGACCATCCGGCGAACGGCCCTGCCGAGGTCCGAGCCAGGCGTAATTGATTCTGAACATACGTGAACGTCGGATCGGTCGTTTGAATGAAGGCGTAGAACAGGGTCGCCCCATCCGTCTGAAGAATCGGAGGCGTGTCCCTGAAGCTCACAGGGTCGAACACATTGAAGGAAGCCGGATCGACCCCCGGAGGCCCGAGAAGCGACCAGGCCGGAGTTGCTATCGGCGTCCCCACGTACACGCTCCCGTAGGAATGCGCCCCTCCAAAGATTCCCCGCACCACAGGCAAAAGTAGAAGATTCCCCATGATGATGGGAGATCCCAGGGCTTGCACCGCATCGTACGGGAAGGGATTCAGCGTATTCGGATCGGTGAAAAACTGAGTTACCAAGCCCCCAGGCGTCAGTTGTTCATAAAACAGACGGTAGTACCACCCAGGGTTAGCGTTAATTTGGGCCATGCGGAACCACATATGCAGGGTTCCATCAGCGGCCATCACCGCGCGGACTCCATCGGAAAACTCCGCTCCCACGTAGCCAGGGACCAAGACCACATTGGTATTCAGATCGATAAGCCCCGACCAGTTCAGTCCGTCGAAAACGTAAGCCGCAAAGTACGGATTCGCTAAAGCCAAATCCCGGCCGAGCAGGACCAGTTCACCGTTTGGCCGGCGATGCAGGGCTATCAACTCCGTACTCGGAGCGCCCACGGTTCCAAAGGGCAGACCCCATGTTTCAGTCGCTAGATCGAAATTGAACAAACTGACTGGCTGTTGGCCGCTGAACATTGCCGCGCCCAGGACCGCCGTTACCGTCTGAACGCCATCGAACAGGGCGGAAATCCCATCGAAAAGCGTACTTGGTTCATGCGCCTGATCGAGACGAATCCACGTCTTTCCCCCGTCGAAGGACTTCCACATCGAGGCGAACGTGCTTCCAAGGCCGTCTTGTTCTTGCCCGATGTAATAGAGCTTTCCCGAGTACCTGAAGGCCCCCATGTTGTTGTAGTTCGGATAAAGGGTTGCCGCTGGGTTCACACTCGGAATTATCAGCGCTGGAAAGGGAGGAGTCATCAGAGTAAGTTTTTCAAGTCCACCTGAAGGACAGACCCCGCAGGGCACACAAGCTCCGGTTCCAGCGGGACCGCCGCGCCCGTCCGCGTGTAGGAGCTCGATCGGACGAAGCCCGGTAACGGACTCAGCAGCACCCCGTAAGCATCGCGGAACCGCACGCCCAAACCCCCGAGACTCGGATCGATAAACTCGATTGACCGGACCCGGTACTCCGCGTCAGGCTCCAAGGGTAAGACCACGTTCAGCAGCGTATCACCGGGGAAGAGAGGCACATTCATTGCCGGCGTGTTCTCGGGGCTGAAGACGTACTCGAAATCAACGTCTTCCCAACCAGGAGGAGGAGGCTCAAAGGCGAATTGAGGCCGATAACTCATGAGTTATAGAGCCAGAGGCCGACGCCAGCGGCCGCCAAGACCAGCAGCCAAGGAAAGCCGGAAGCAGTTAGAGCCGCGGGAGCCACGACAACCACACCAGGCGCCGCGGGCGCAGCAACAGGAGCCGGGATTGCCGCGACAGGAGCCGCCACCGGAGCGACGTAGTTCGCCGCTCCCGCGACCATCGAAGCCAAGAGCGCCTGGTACTGAGCGTCCGAGATCGGTTCATCCGGCGTCCCGCCGACTACCGTATGAAAGCCAGGTTCGCACCCGGTCAGGTCGCTGCAATGGGCGTTCGGGATGCACTTTGCATTGATGAAGTCCCGACCCGCCCCGCAGGGGTTGTACCCGCCCGTGATTTGCCCGAGTCCGCGTGAGAGGTACATTCGTTCCCCTTCAGAATGGCACAGAATCCCGACCGCGCGCCGCTTTGTACTTCCCCATCTGAGCCGCAAACCGAGACCGCGCCGCGGCCGGCGTAGCGCGAATCATCGCAACCGCGTCCGAGGTTTTCATGGTGGAGCCGGCCCGCAGCCCTTGATTCCGATAGGAGTACTTGTGCGGGATGATAGCCCCTACCGCTTGCGCCCACTCCCCGACGTTTGTTGCACCACCCGAGGCTGAGGGATTGAACTGCGCCGTTCTCCGTCCCATTCCCGACCGCTTCAGGGCGTTAGCATGAAGCGCATTGCAGGAGCGGCAGGTCCAATGCAGATTTTCATCGGCATTATGCGTTTCGTGCCCGTCAAGATGCCCAACCATGAGCTTTTTAGACGTTCCGCAGAAAAGGCAGAGCTTTTTATGCGTTGGCGGCCGCTTGTTGGCCCGATAGCGTAAGGCCCGGTCCGTGATGTTCTCCCGCAACGCCCTGAGGTTTGCCGCCCGCGTTGCAGCATCAGCGGTATGCTTCCCTTTCCAGTGCCAATCGCGGCACGCATCGCATGAGACGATCTTAGGTGCAGCCTTGGGCTTGCGGGGCTTGGCATACACCCGCCTCATGAAGCCCTGTTTGTTCAGATCGTTGAACCGATCCAGAGCGCCTGAGTTGAGTTTCTGAACCGAGCGCCGGGGGAAGTTGACCACCACCACGGGCATAAGGCTACCGCCGCCGTCTGATATGAACCTTGACCGCCCCGCCGCGGAGCCGTTCGATTCGCACCGCCGACGCCGGCATCCAGCCCTTCGGAGGCCGAGAAGGGTTGCGCTTCACATTCACGGTGATATTACCCCCGCCACCCGACACCGCGCCCCCCGTGGAAGTACCTGTCTTGTTGCCCGTCGTTGTGGCCTTCGTGCTGGTTGCCGTCCGGGTTCGAGTAGGCGAATTGTTGCTCCCACTTTGACCCGCATTCCGCTTTTTTGATGGGTTTCGCCGCCGGCCAGACTTGTAAGTCTCAATTTTCCGATAGTCTCGCTCGATATCGACTTTCGCCGAAGGATCACGGTTACTTTCCTCAATAGCTCTCCGGCGTGCAGCTTCCAATGACGAAACACTTATCGAATGCGGATAGCGAACCTGTCCCCTTGCCCGCTCAGAACTCAATGCTTGACCAGGCCAAACCTGAACTTGAAAAGCCATCGTTTCACCTCACGCCGGCCAGGTAAAGCCGGAGAACACCGTTATACAGTAGTTGGGATCTCCCGTGCTCACGTTCCGAATAGTCGTCACCTTCGAGCGCAACTGGGTTTCTGGCTTCAAGATAAACGGCTTATCGAACTTCCAGGGCGCCGCGATGCCGCCCAAAGAACCGAGCGGCCCCATGAATCCGCCCAGCGGTACCGGAATCTGAAACAGCCCAGGAAGCGGATTCGCCATGAGCGCAATGACGCCGACCGGGGAATCCTGATCCACCGTCCAGGACATATCGCCCGAGCCCGGAACGAACCCAGCTCCGTTGTAAATCTGCACGATGCCGCACAGGGCGAACTGAAGGCCAGCCGGAACGTCGTACCGGAGCACTTCGGTTTCGAGGCCACCAGCGGACAGGTACGCCGGGGTAACGACCGACCCAACCCGGAAAACAGGTTGCGCGGACTCCGGAGGAAAAGCCCAAGGAAACGGCCACATGTCCCGCCGCCGTTGCTCTTGATCGATCGAATGAATCGCCTTGACCGCTTCAGGCCCAGTTACCACCCGGTTTGGACTCAGTTGCATTCGACTACCTCCAAAGCCCCGATGACGACTTCGATACGCTGGCGATCAGTCGTGTTCTGAATCTGAGCGCGGAACCGGCCCGAGCCCACCACGGGATACGGGCTATTCAGCAGGTTCCAGAAGCACCCCATCTGCGTTACGTACGCATCCAAGACCGTGGGATGGTAGTTTGCCAGAAGTACCGAGGGTATCGGTTCATCCCAAAACTTATGACCTGTCGAGAGGTCTTCGAGTTGGAACGTGAATTGACCAGGCACGCCCGTTACCGGATTCGCCGGGATGAGAAAGCCGAAAAGCAGATCGCCGGGAGGGACTTCAAGCCCGAACTCCAGATAGGCCCCAGTCCCGAAAATCTCGTTCTGAGGGTCCGGTACCCGGTAGAATTTCGGCTGATAGCAAACCTCATACGCCAGCGGCGCGAGTTGCGCCAGGACCAGAGGATCGTAAGCCCCCCAGGTTTCACGGATGAGAGGGTCGAGCGAGAGAGGACCAATCATTATAGAAGCGCCTCCGGCCGCGAGATGACGTTTTCGGGAAGATAGGCCGCCGCCTCAGCGCACCACTCCGCATGAGGATACCGAGAGCCGAATACGCACCCCTCACAGCACGCCGCCGTGTTCACGTCGCGGAAGTCGCCGCCCCACAGCCGAGCGGCCGCCCGCCCGTGGAGGAAGTCGTCTTTGCCGGGATCGTATTCGCCCACTCGAATGCTCATTTTCTGATTCGCACCTTGACCACGCCGCCCTTGCGTTCGATTTTCACGGCCTTGACAGGTATCCAGCCGGCCGGAGGGTTGCGCTTGCGCGCAGGCTTGACCACGAAGGGCTTACCGTACCGCACCTTCCCCGCGCCCCCGAACATGCCGCCGCGGGGAGGAGTGTACCGTTCCGGCTGAACCGTTACCGGATCTCCTGAATCGTTGGCGTACTCTTTTGCCTTCGCCACCGCGCGGCCCCGGTCCTGAAACTCCAGGGTCCCGATGAAATACGAAGTCCGAGCGCGGCCGGCCGGGTTGCTCTTGCGAAGCGCCCGCGGCGTCTTTCCCCGGCCCTTAAAAATACGGCTGATAGCCCGCCGCTCCGCACGCTCCGCAGTCTTGCTCAGATGCGGCCAGTACTGATGAAGCAGTTTAAGCGCCCGCTTTTTCGACTTTCGTACAGACGGGTTGCGCCTCATGCTGGAAACACCTTCGCGCCCCCAAAGGTCAAGGGGTAATCGAGCGGAGCCGCCCCTACCGCCGCATCATCCCGGTACACGTCGAACCAAATCTTGTGGTTCTTTGGAATGTAAATCTCAGGAACGATAAGACCAGGAGCCGAAGCCCCAGGACCGACCGCGGAAACGAACGCGGCGCCCACCGGGAAGACCGGGGGCAGCAGCGGCCGGCCAAACAATATCGAGGCCGGAACCGGAGCGTTCGAGTACGGCTTCCATAGTTCGTCCTTCAGGACAATCGAAACATTCTGAATCTCAAGCGAAAGGAAAAGCCCCGCTTGCCCGAAACGAAAAACAAAATCCGAATCGTTCTCCGGAGCGAAAGGCTGATTGAGCCGCGGAGGATCGGACACCGCCAGGTTAGGAACCAACAGCGGATAAAGAAAGGGCAGGGGAGGCCGCGCCTGCTTCTCGGGATACGTCTCAGAAAAGCTCCCGAGCGGATACAACTTAACGCCCCGGAAGAAGAGTTGAAAGCCCGTGACTGGGTTCGGCCCGTCGTTCCGAACATCGATACTGATGATTCCGGATCGCGGATAACGCACCGGAGGAAAGACAGGCCGCGGGTTGCCGTATTGCCCGAAGTACGGCCCCAGCAGCATGTTGAGAGGCACAAAGTCCTCTTGCCGATAGTCCTCATTCGGACCCGACCAGCGGGCCGAAATGAACTGGAGGCCGTCTTGCGTGATGTTCACCACGTCGTAATCAATCCGCGCCGCCATGCTCCGCAGTTCAAACGGATAATCGGCGTCGAGCTGGAACCGCAGCCCCGCCACGGTCTCGCCGGGTTGCAGAGCTAACGGAGGCGGCCCGCCGACAGTCGGAAAGAACGCCGGGAAGACGAAATCTTGATGCCGCTCTTGGAATTCAGTTTTTGCAGTCGGCATAGCGTTTCACTCCGAACAGAGAGACCGACAAAAGCGCCGCGTTCGCGGGCGTCCCGAGCACGTTCAAGATGTTCAACAGAAACACTCC